TGAATGCAAGACGCTGGACAAGTGGCGCGTTCTTCTATTGTTAAAGTGAGAATAGGAAAGCCAGTAAGCTTGCCTTTTGTTACACGCTTGCCAAGCTTGACGTTTGTCGAAACTTTTAAGGCGCGTTCAGTTTTTGCCATACCGTCTGAAACGGATTTTACGCGCAAATCGTGATACACGGATTTGCCAGCCATTACGGCTTTTTGTGTTTTAGATAATTGTTTCATAGCTTCAACCCCTTGTTGCTATGGTTTCAGTTTCGGCTTTCACCGCATAACGCCACGCACCGCATGACGTTATGAGGTGACACGGCTTAAACCGTGTCGCCTAGTTTTAACAGCAATTGCAATCTGCAATCGGCTTGCCGTCATCAAAGCCGGTTTTTGCCATTGTTTCAGCAAGTGAAACGACCTTATCAATGGCACTCTTTCTGCAATCCGTTTCATATTCATCATAAAAATGATTACCATTCTTGCATACGGTTATGCCGTATTGTTTCAAGTTTTCAATTATGGCGTCTTGTTTTGTTTCAAAAGCAAATAATTGAACGTAATTTTCACCATCATCTGTTAACTTAAACATGATGGATGGACAAACGTCATTGCAATAGCTGGAATCAATCCATTTCACATTTTCGGCGTTTGTTGCTTTTTGTGTGTCTTGTATAAGTTTGGTTATGTAGTGCATTTGTTCACCCCTTTATGAGACAAGAAAAGAAAGAATATCGGCAATTTGTGAGATTGCCAGCAACACGATAACAATGTGACCAATGTTTACTTTTTCATACATGTTTTTACCCTTGTTTGGTTTAACTCTATATATGTAAGTATAGTGTAGATTGACACATAAACAAGAAAAAACTTGCAACGGATAGCGGTTTTATGCGGTTTTTTTGTGTTTTTTGGGGGTAGGGGTAAGGGTTAGGGGGTAGGGCATCATCAAGCTATCGATATAACATTACACACGCGCAAGGTGTCTTTCATTAACCAAAATTAGGTTATCTAGCCATAATCGCGATTCTAGCGTCACTGGCCGCGTTTGTGTCGTCTAGAGTATGATTCCAGCAGCCTAGCCGTTGCAAGCCGTCACGCGGCAATGTAGCGCGATGCCTTGTTGCGATTGATAATGGTTCGCAATATCAATATCTTCCCGGTGAGAATGATAATCATTCGCAGCATGTCGCATAATGTTTGGCGTGTTCATGTGCTAATACGTTGAAACACCCCCCCCCATCGAATCTGCGCGGGGGGCGGCATAAATATATAATAGTCCCTCTCTCACCCTCACCTCACCCCTCTCACCCCCCCCTTTCATCCCCACCACCCAAAACGTCCCTGCCGCCAAAATTCGTTGCAACTTTTCTTGCACTGCTAAACTAAAGATGTTATTTGGCGAATAAGGAGTGTGAATATGGCGAAGAAAAGAGGCCCAGCGCCTATATCTGGCGAACAGATGGCTGCACAGAAGGATTTGTTCATTGAGCTAGTCTCTGACGGCCTATCAGCGCGTAAGGCGTGTGCTAGTGGCAAGTTGCCAACCTTTCCCACTATCAGCAAATGGCTGCGTGATGACGGCGAGTTCCGCGACAAGTACCGCATAGCTATGGAGCTTCGGGCGCAAAAGATTGACGATGACATTGATGACGCTATTGAGCAGATGAAGTACGGCGAGCTAGACGCCCAGCAAGCTCGTGTGGTGATTGATACCTACAAGTGGAGAGCCGCCAAGCTGTATCCGAAGCTGTACGGCGAGAACCAGAAGGTCGAGCATGAGCATAAGGTGGTCAGCTTTGTCGATGAGTTGAAACTTGCCGCCGCGCAAATTGAACAGCAGAGACTGGCTGACAAGACCATTGAGGGTGAGGCAGAGGAGAAGTAATGCCATTTGTAGCGCCTGTTCAACAGCAAACAAATGACCCTGATGAGATGTACGCAGAGGTCAAACGCCTCGTAGATGCCGAGAAATATAAGGAAGCTGGCGTTTTATGTAACAAGATACTTGATATTCAGCCGCATCCTATCGTGGCAAATATGCTTGGTTACTGCCTTTACAATCTGAACAAGGAAGATTATGCAGAGCGTGTCTGGCGCGGTGCGTTGGAACTTGACCCAAAGTCTGTGCCTGTACTGGCAAATCTTGGCAATTTGCTGAGAGAGCGTATGCGCTATCGTCAGGCTGAAGACATGCTGTCGAAGGCTATCCGTTGCAAGCCGAATGACCACCGTAGCCATCACAATATGGCCACATTGTTGCTTGATTTGGGACGCTGGGAAGAGGCGCTGGAATCTGCTAAAACTGCTTACAAGCTCAAAAAGGACGAAGTTGCAACCCAGCACTTGCTGTCGCTGGCACATATGCAGAATGGTGATTTCAAGAATGGTATCAAACATTATGGTGCTAGAAAGCAGTTATTTTTGCGTGATAAAGCGCCGTTACCCCGTTATGAGGGCGGCGAAGCAAAGGTTATTGTTTATCACGAGCAAGGTATGGGCGACACGATTATGGCGGCAAGATGGTTGCCACGGCTCAAAGAGATGGGCGCTGATGTCACACTTGTTTGCCATAGACCATTGGAATCGTTGATAAGTCGTTCCAATCTCGCAAAGATTCATAAAGAGGGTGACACGGACTATACGCACCATTTATGGACGATGGACTTACTTGAGATGTTTGCTGGTGAATGGGATGACCTTGGCGGTGAGGCGTACCTGACGGCAGATAATGACATGATTGCAGAGCTTGGCGCACAGTTACCGAAGGGTAAGCCGCGTATTGGCATTTGCTGGTCAGGCGGCTTCAGGCCGAATGACATTGGTGCGTTTGTGATTGATAAGCGGCGGTCAATGACAGCACAGGACGTTGTTAGCCTGTTTGATGGCCTAGATTGTCATGTGGTAAACCTGACGCGAGAGTGGGGCTTGCCCAACGCGATTGATTTTAGCTTTGCCATTGGAGACTTTGACGAGCAAGCCGCGCTTATAAGCAACCTTGATTTGGTCATTACAGTTGACACGGCATTGTGCCACTTGGCAGGTGGCCTTGGCGTTCCAACTTGGATGCTGTCACGGTATGATGCGTGTTGGCGTTGGTGGCCGTATGAGAAGCGGTCACGGCTGTATAACAGCGTTGACTGCTACTTCCAGAGCAAAATGATGGACTGGCAAGGTGTTTTGCACCGTGTGCGGCACGACTTGGAGATATTCCTAGATGCAGAAGACTGAAAACACCGACCTGCTTGTTAGCCTTCACAACGACCCGGTGTTGTTCGTTGAAAGCATACTGAAGGTGACACCCCAGCCGTGGCAAGCCGAAGCATTAAGGGCAGTGGCTAACAATGACAGGGTGAGCATTGCATCTGGCCACGGTGTCGGTAAGACTGCCTTCCAAAGCTGGCTCGTGTTGTGGTGGCTGATAACGCATTATCCGTGCAAAGTTGCTGTCACGGCAAACACGGCGCATCAGTTGAGCGATGTGTTGTGGACGGAGATAGACAAGTGGGCGAGGCAGTTGCCCGAAGGTTTCAAGCAGTTGCTAGAGTTCAAGAGCGACAAGATTAGCTTGAAAGGTGCGTCAGATAGTTTTGCCGTTGCAAGAACCAGTAGACGCGAGAACCCAGAAGCCTTACAAGGTTTCCACTCAGAAAATATGTTGTTTTTATGCGAAGAAGCGTCAGGTATTCCTGATGTTGTGTTCCAAGTCGGTGAGGGCGCAATGTCAACACCGGGCGCGAAGACTGTGATGTGCGGAAACCCAACACGTTCTGAGGGTTTTTTCTTTGAGAGCCATCATAGCCAGCGTCACCGTTGGCATACGATGACTGTCAGTTGTCACGATGCCACGACTGTTTCAGAGCAGTTCTTGGAAAGCATGAAAGAGAAATACGGTGAAGAGAGTAACGTATACCGGGTTCGTGTGCTGGGTCAGTTCCCTACACAGTCAGATGATGTCTTATTACCGCTACATCTTGTGGAAGAGGCGACTAAGAGAGATGTTGAATCGTCACCCACGGCACCTGTAAGTTGGGGCGTGGACGTTGCCAGATTTGGCGG